ACTAAGTCAACGGTTTGCCCCACTAAGTCAACGGTTTGCCCCACTAAGTCAACGGTTTGCCCCACTAAGTCAACGGTTTGCCCCACTAAGTCAACGGTTTGCCCCACTAAGTCAACACCATCACAACACCATCACAACACCATCACAACACCATCACAACGCCAGTCAGCCTTGTAATGATTCGTTCGATCTAGGGAACCAGAGCGTACAACTTAGCCACCCTTTGGACCGGCCGGCCACGATTTGGTAAGATAGCCGCATGGATTGCGAACCTAAAAAAACGAAACTTGAAAAGCTAGCGGAACAACCCAAATCGGTCACCGGGGATCAGGGAAGTTGGCAGAACCACAGTCTTAAAGAGCAAATCGAACTCGATAGGTACGAATCGTCCAAGAAGGTAAAGGGTTACCCCAGCCTCTATAAAGGCCGATTCCAGCCACCTAGCGCCCGAGGGAACTGATGGCAAAGCCGATCAAAGCTAGTTTTGACGCGGGAAATTACGATCAGGACAACGCCAACCACTGGTCGTTCGCCAATGGTGCATCCGCGGACGCTTCCGGGTCACCGCAGGTACGCCAGAACATCCGCAACCGTGCGCGGTATGAGGTACTCGAAAACAACAGCTACGGCCGGGGCATACTCGAAACAATCAGCCAAGACACCGTCGGGACCGGGCCGCGTCTGCAATTACACCTAACAGAACCGGTATCGGTGGACGTAGAGCGAGAGTTTAGCTATTGGGCTACGGCTATTCGGCTTGCTGATAAGTTGCGGACGATGGTGACCAGTAAGACCATCGACGGGGAAGCAATCGCCAAGATCGTCACGAACCCGCCGATTCCGGCCGAAGTGAAACTAGATATCCAGTTGGTAGAGGCGGACCGGCTCACGTCCCCGGCTGGCGTTTGGGATTCGGCCGATTACGTCGATGGAATACATCTTGACGAATACGGCAACCCGGCGGCGTATGACATCCTAAAGGTACACCCCGGGTCACCCTCGGCCGCTAACCTGATGGAATTTAACACGTTTCGCCGGGATCAGATTATTCACTTTTACCGGCAAGATCGGCCCGAGCAACACCGCGGGATTTCCGAAGTGGTAACCGCGTTGCCCCTGTTCGCGTTCATGCGTCGGTTTACGCTGGCAACGGTCGCAGCGGCCGAAACCGCGGCCAATCATGCTATGGTGTTGCAAACCGACGCCCCGGCAGAATCCATCGATCAGGATCTAGCGTGGGAAACGGTAGAGCTACGCCGGAACGCGGCAACGGTCCTGCCCAATGAATACAAGCTAGGCCAAGTCAACCCGGACCACCCGGCAACGACTTATCAGATGTTCAAGCGGGAAATCTTGAACGAGGTATCACGGTGCGTTTGTATGCCGTACAACGTCGCCGCGGCCGATTCGTCTGGTTACAACTATGCATCGGGGCGGCTGGATCACCAAGTATACGATCGGGCGTTGCGGGTAAGCCAAAGCCGAATAGAAACCGAAATCCTAGATAGGCTTTTGGGTGATTGGTTGCTCGAGTCAGCTTTGCTTGGGATTTTGCCCGCCAGTATCGCCACGGGCGTCCTCGATTCAGCTTCCCGATTTGGGACCGCGGGAATCGCCATGCGAGTAGGCCATAGCTGGGAATGGGACAAGCGGCCACACGTTGACCCCGGGAAAGAGGCGAACGCCCAACGTACCCGGCTACAAAGCGGAACCACCAGTCGCGCCCACGAAATGAAAGAATCAGGGCTAAATATGGACGAAATCGATGCTCAGGCCGCGGTTTCGTTTGGCATCGTCGATCCCGACGGATTGCCAAATATCGAGGAATATAGGAAACTTTTAGGCGCGTCCCTGTTTAGCAACGGGAACGCGGTCACGGCCGAAACCGAGGAAGGAACCGAAAATGAGCAGCCGAGCGAAGCGCCGCAAGCGAATCAATCAGCCGATCAGGTTTAGCGCGGGGTTAGTTAACCTGACAGCGGCCGAGGGTGATGGAAAATCACCATCTTTCACGATGCAAGCCTATAACGGTGGCCGGCTACATTTGGGCAATTTCGCCCATCCTGCTATCATTTCCGCCGATGGGGTGGAAGTACACGGGGACGCGGACACCATACCCATTTTGCGGGACCACGACGGGAAACGGCCGGTAGGCCACGGTCGGCCCATCGTCGCGGCCGATTCGTTGCAGGTGGAAGGAACAATAAGCCAAACGTCAGACGATGCGAAACAGGTAATTGAGGCAAGCCGAAACGGTTACCCGTGGCAAGCCAGCATCGGGGGACGAATGACCGAAAAGCCGGTATTTGTAAAAGCCGGCAAGACAGTACAAGTGAACGGCCGAAACCAGACTGGTCCGGTTTACGTCGTGAATGCTTTTTTGTGGACCGAAACTAGCGTTGTGAGCGTCGGGGCGGACGCGGACCGCGCGACAACTTCAATTGCAGCAACCCAAACCCTAACCGGTGACAATATGGATTTTGAACAGTGGCTCGAGGCACAAGGTTTCGAGGATGTAAGCGATACCCAGCGGAACACCTTACGCGCGGCGTTTGACGCTGAAAACCAATCTGACGACGCGGCCGAATTGCAAAAGTTGAAAGCGTCAAACGCAATCGAGGAAATGAGGGCCGAGGCCGTTGGCGTTTCCAAGGAACTGAAAAGAATCGCCCGCGTTTCCGCACAATATGCGGACCGTTGCGACGATGCTTTGATTGACAGGCTCGAGGCGCAAGCCATTACCGGGAAAATCAGCCCGGAGACGTTCGAGCTTGAACTTCTGAAAGCATCCCGGCCGTTGCCCAATGGGGCATCTTCGGCCCCGGCCTACGCCGGTGCGGATTGCCACGCGATCACCGCGGCACTTTGTGCATCTATCGGGATGGACGAAGAAACCGTTTCGGAATCGCTCAAAACCGAAGTTGGCGCACAGGCCGCAGATAAGGCTATGAACGACGCGGCTGGTTTGCGTGGTTTCAACGTTCACAAGCTGATCCATCTTGTTTTGCACGCCCACGGCAAAAGCGTTACGCCCGGCCAAGGTATCGATGACACCGTTTTGGCATCGGCCCTTGAATGCGGTCAAAGCGTCCGAGCGTCGGCAGGATTCTCAACGATTAGCTTGCCCGGGATCCTGTCACGGGTTGCTAATAAAGCGATGTTGCAAAGCTATAACACCGGAATGGGCGTTGCCCGTCAGTTTTGTGCAGAAACCGATACCACGGACTTCAAACAATTCGACCGCTACCGGATGACCGAGGCGGGTGATTTTGAGGAACTCGGCGCGACCGGGGAAATCAAAAACAGCACTTTGACCGAAGAAACCCTTTCCAATCAGGTCAAAACCTATGGCCGGATGTTCGGGATTACGCGGCAAATGCTTATCAACGACGACCTCGGCGCCATGCTTGCGATTCCGAGTCTGCTTGGAAAAATGGCGGCTCGAACGCTTGAAAAGTCTGTGTTGTCTTTGCTTGCCGGTGCATCGACCGGGGCCGCATCGACAAACTTTTTCTTCTCGACTTCGACCGCTAAGAAAAAGGCAAACTATGCCGCGGGTGCGGCGACCGCGCTTGACATCGATTCGCTCGGGACGGCTTACAAGCTGTTTCTGGATCAGGTAGACAGCCAAGGTAACCCCGTGATGATCGAGCCGGCGTTGCTCTTGACGACGACTAAAAACGCCGTCCAAGGCCGTAAGCTGTTCAATGATGCTAGTTACCGGTTTACCGATGCTTCCACAAAGGAAACCATCGAAAACCAATGGCAAGGGCAATTCAGGCCATTGGCTAGCCCGTTCCTTTCGCAACTTGCGACTAGCGAGGATGAATGGTATTTGTTGCCTAACCCGACGGACACCGCGGTTATCAATATCGCCTACCTACGCGGACAGCGAACTCCGGTTATTTCCCAGTCAGACGTGGACTTTAACCAATTGGGCGTCCAGATGCGGGGCGTGTTCGATTTCGGCGTAGCTCTGTGGGATCAAAGGTTGGCCGTGAAAATGGCTGGCGAGTGATCGAACTTTTAACTTTCAAAAACTGATCCTTTAGAGGAAAACCAATAATGAATAGCTTTTTTCAATCCGGCGTTTACGCCGATTACACCGCGGTACTCGCGGATGTAGAACCGGGCGAAATCGTTGACGGTGTCGGCATCGGCGTCGGCATCGCTGATAACCTGATCCCCAATGGTTCGCTCGGCGCGTTGCGGGTTGCCGGTGTTTATAAGATCGAAAACCCGGACGATACCGCATTTGCGCACGGTGCAACCGTTGGCTGGGACGCGACCGCGGGAAAAGCGGTTGCGGCCGGGGCGGGTGATTACGACATCGGTACGGTTTATTCCGTCTACGTTGCCGGTGAACTTTTCGTACAGGTCGCAATCAACGGCGCGGTGGGCTAGTGGCGAATCTGCTCGCGCAAGCGGCGGATTATCTACAGCGCCGCATGATTGAAACCACGTCAGAACCGGTTCGGTACATCCGGGCCGGCGTGGTTTTCGATATGCGGGCGGTCGTTGGGCAGTTAGTCACCGACCAGGCAGACGTAAACGGTTTCGTTTTGCGAACCGTTACCCGGGATTTCACAATATCACAATCCGCGTTTGTCTGGTCCGATGACCAAAAGCCGAAACGAAACGACGAGATTTGGCAACGAATCGGCGACTATTGGAACGTGTTCTTAGTCAACGGTGACAGTTTCGCTACGGCCCATTTCGAGGATTCCGATGCCTACGGTGTAGCGTTCCGAATCCATACCAGAAAGGACCGGGAAGTTGCCGCGTGATGCAGACCTTGGCCGACAACTAGCAACCCGTATAAATGCAGCCGCAACGGGACGCATTGACGACGTAACGTTTAGCTATGATCCGTTTGCCGAATCAGACGCAATAACAGGGACACCGAAAACAACGATAGCGCCTTACAACCTCGAGCATATCCGCGAATCACGCGGGGACTGGCGGCAGGATGTTCGGTTGCTTATCACGATGATAGTAAAACAGGAACCAAACGCGGCCGAGGGCTTTTTTGACATCTACCTAGATTCGTTTGACGAACTAATGGAAGTGGTAAAAGCTGATTCGTGGGTGGATGCAATAGAGATAACGGGGCGCTATGAACTTGACCAATCCCAAACGCAGGCAAGGTTAATTTGCCAAGCGATAATAAACCTAAACTTTAGCGGGTGATCCGATGGCTCTTAAAAGCGGCTTGCAACTTTACACGTATAACCTTGTCGGAACGATTGCGACCCCGACAACGTATAACCTGTTTAACTATGTCAGGGATGAAACGGTTGATATGGACCGGACCGAAGTTGACGCCTCGAGCCGGGCATCGGTCACGTTTCGCCAGTTTGTCCCGGGGTTAGCTAACGGGAACGTGGAAACGCAAATTATGCACCTGCCCGGGGATGCAATCTTTGACGATATTCAGGACGCCTTTTTCAATAACACCACGTTACTAATGGCTTTCGTCGATGGGCCGCTGCAATCCGGGGACGAACGCCACGGGGAAACCGGCACGATCAGCGTTTCCGGGTTGTGGGGTGCGTTTTACGTGACGAACTTCACGGAGCAACGTTCGCTCGAGGATGCGCAGGTACACGACATCCGGTTCAGCCCTACGCTCGAGCCGGTTACAAATGCGGTCCCGACGTATAAAACCGTCAGCGTGACCCTGTAGGCTTTTATCATCATTGGGGAAATTATGAAAATCGACGGAAGCGAAGTAGAGTTACGGGTAGAGCTAAAGCAACTTTACTACGCTCGGCGCAAGGGTTGCGATATCGGCGACCTGACCAACGGCAAATTGCAAGCCATCGCGGTTAATCCGTTGGACGCTATCGATGCGGCTTGGCTGGTTTACGAGAAGCAATTAAAAGCGGCCGGGGTGGAAACGTTCGATTCGTTTTGTGAGTTGGCCCCGGAAACGATGGCGGAACTGGTAGAGCGATTCAGGGGTGAGCTAACCGTTTTTTTTCCGGTGCTGGAAGCGATACAGAACGAAATAGCAACAACAATCAAGGCGATGACCCCGACGCCGGAATG